TATTTCATTACAAATTAATATTGAGTCGCTTGAGTTTTTCTTCAAACTCTCTACGTTCACCTGGCGAATCTATTCGCTTACCAGACGCGATGGATTCGATCTCCGGACCAGTTAAATGCATCGCATTGATTCGGAAATCCTTGAATGCCTCCATCGTCACGGGAACGAGAGGCTGAACGAGTTCATATATGGCATTCGCGTAATGACGAATCTCCATCTGTGCGTGTTCATCCATACGAAGGTGTAAATAATGCATGAGATTATGAAGGTTAATCTTCCAATAGAATTCCGTGTATGTCGATTGTGGAAGGTTACCTCTGGCTTGTTCTCGACATGCACCTCTATCGAGGAGGTCTTGGTAGAGTTCAAACGAATCACTCAATTGATTCGTTACTTTTCCACCTAATTCTTCACCGATATCAACCGTACCTTCTGAACCTTGGTTATTCACTTTGGATTGCCCGCGTAAAACGTCTGGTTCGTAGTACTGTTTCGGTACGACGGAGTATCGGGCGGAGAGCTCGTTGATACTGGCCATGCGGTGACGCATGTGCTGTCGAGCGATGTAGATTGGCATTTTGATGTGAAATTTGAACTCGACCATCTCGAAAGGCGTGGTGTGCCAGTGTCTAAGGAGATATCGAATAAGTCCCCGGTCTCCCCTTGAGGATTTAGTCCCATCTCCATACGAGACTCTGGCGGATTGTACGATGGCCGCATCCAAGTCTTTTGAAGGCATGTGGTCAACGAGCCTAACAAATCCGTGATCCAAGACATCTTTCTGCATTTACATAAATATAGCGTTAAATCTTTAATCCCATGACATTCTCTCTTTGAGGCGTCTCAATAGATAAGGGGTAAGTTCCATTAGAGTACCAACTGGTATATATCTGTAATCAATACCTATATTTTTGCCCAATCCTAAAAGTTGTGCCGTCACGTATTGTTCCTTGTCAAATCTTTTTGCGTATATGAGAGATTTTTCGTTGTGCGTCGCTAACATTGTGTGGGCGTTTGGGCATGTGAGTGAATATGTCATACCTTGTGAGTATTGTCTATCTACACTCGATTTCCTATCAAGTAAACCGGGTTGTCTTTTTAGATACGCACCTCTCACGAGTTTTAAACCTAATTTAAATCCATCCAAATGTGCATTTTCTATATCTCTCAATAATTCTGTAACTCCAAATTTGCGATACATTTGATATGTTTTATATACGTTAACTTCGTATTTCGTGTTATGTTCGGCCATCATGGTATAACATATGTCTGGATACAAGACATCTTCGGCATCTATACATATCTTTACACCTCTAGATTTGGCGTGTTTTATGATAGAGTGTGCGTAATCTCTGGCTTCCAATTCATTTTCCCTCGAACCAAAGCTTGTAAGTTTTATGGCACACATTGAACCTATTGGAACCGATGTGATCAGTCTCTTCGTCGTCTCTGCTATTTCATAAGCTTCCGATAATCTACAATTCTCTTTCGCGTAATCGACTATTACCTTCTCACCTCTTCTGTGTATAAGTTCCATCACTCGTGGAAACTCTTTGAATGTTGCCGCATATCTAAGCATACTTTATTTAAGATATTTTTCATCTAGGTCATTCTTCATATCGTCTATCCCCTTATAGTATCGTCTGAGGTCTTTCATGAACCGCTTATTCTTTTCGAGACATTCGCAATCCAGTTTATTAAGGTATATCCAAGCTAAATTTGATTTTGAGTATCTTGTTTCCTTTTGATTTTGATTTGGTCTTCTTGGAATGACCTTTTTCTTTACGGTCTTCTTGAGTGGTTCCGTGCGCTTCGTGAAACTGATGGCTTGCATTACCGTGTCCGCGAGATCATCCTTTTTCTTTGATTCTTTAAATATAGGTAACCAATGTTCATTTATAGGATTATCATTCAAAAACGCTTCACAACGTTCGATTGATACTTTTTTACGTTTAAGATACTGTGCTTTACCCGGTCCGCACACATCCGGGATTTTAAACTTTGCGTCATAAATAATAGTTTCGGATTTAGGCGCTTTTATTACAAAATACGCATGTAAGAAATTTTCTACCATTTTCATCTTCTTATTGCGGTCCGGTTGCTTTTCTATGAGAATCGTATCGGTGTCCAATACCCATGGTTTTTCATCGAGATGGTTTCGCATAGACACGAATAATCCATCTTTTGACTCAGGTGGAACACCTGATACATCCCAGTTCATTACCAAATTACATGAATCATCTAAACGACATATAGCTAAGTTACGTATGCCTACGTCTATGCTCACTATCATTCATTTAAAGAAAAATTATTTCTTTATATATTATAATGAAGAACGCGAACATAAACACAGTCCTTTTGATTGTGTCCATCGTCGCATTGGCCGTGTGGCTCGGATCCATCAGGATGCGAGAAAACCTTAAGGGTGATTCCAAGGCGATTGCTTATGTGAGAGATGCTGACCCAAAGAAGTATATTAACCCATACATAGTGTATGGTATGGCTAAAGAAGTCAGCGATGACGAAGAGAAGCTCGCCAGAATTATCCCACTTGCGGAGGCGAACAAGCGCGATGCCCTCATCAAACACCTCGAATCTTTGTAAATGTATTTTTGTTTTTAGTGGTCACAGTACACCACAGAGAACAAAAATGTAATTTAGCGCTTCATACCTGGCAACCCACCAGGCATCTTCATACCTCTCATATTCATGTTTTTCATTTTAGATTGACCCGCTGGAGACAGACCCATGACTAGCATGGCGATTACCAGCATACAGCATAATCCAGCGGCGGCTATTATTGCGTATTTCATTGGTCCGGTCACCGCACCGATAATACCCGTCGCGGCATTACCGACCGAGTCAACGACTTCGGCGGCACCCCCAGCCTTAGATTTCGCTTCCGCGTCAATTTTGGCTATGGTATCTTGGACGACTGAATTCTTCGATATGGCCGTAAGAAGGTTCTTTGTGACCGCTTGCGCCGCGAGATCAGCGGATATGTTTTGTCTGAACGACAATTGCTCGCCATCCAGGCAGATGGTTTCACCTATCTCGATGTTTCCTTCTTGAACGTTTACGGCTTTGTTAATGGTCTCCTTGAGGGTATTCGTTTCCATTTGGGTCTCAACTATCGTTTGAATTTCAGTATTAATCTTTTGGTTTACATTTTGTTTATCACCGAATTGAAGATTACCCATTTGTGTTTGTTTGTCCAATGCCGCACCAGCGCCCGCCTGTAGGCTACTCACGAGATCATTCGCCACGTTTTGAAAACTATTTGTTATCTGCTCTGTCGTTGCCATGAAAGTTGAATTAATGGTCTGATCTGTCTCTATGTTACACCCAACGTTTCTTCCTATTTTAAGATTTAGGACCTGTTCATTTCGCATTTCATTTTGGGTATAGCTTTCGTTATTGGTCACAGACTCATACAATATGTCATTCACCATGGACATATTCATCTCCTGGTTTATAGTGGAACTTCCACCACCTCCCATGTTTGTGGTTTACTGAGAAAAAAATAACACTTAAAGACAATCACATAGTCCTAAACTATGTGGTGTTGGTGGTGCTGTCATCCATTTGAAGGTGAGATACTTAAATTACCATATAAATATGACGAACTAAGGAATAAATTTCATACATGCGGTGGTTTTTGTTCGTGGAGTTGCATGAAGCGGTATGCCATAGACAAGTATGGTATTACGAGAGGTGGTATCATATGTAGTAACATAATCATCATGCGCAAAAAATTGTACAACAAACTTGGATCTATCACGATCGCGCCACTGAGAGAACAATTAGATGTGTTTGGTGGCGACCTTACCATAGAAGAATTTAGAAGCAATAGCATCGTAGACAAAGAGAAACCTAAGGAGATAAACTCCAAACCCCTGGAAGACCGAGTTATACCGATTATTTCAAACACGAAAAAGATGGATGAAATAAACAGTTCTACCGGTAAAAATGAGACTTTGAAACTCAAACGAGAAAAGCCTCTAAAGAGAAATGAGAACAATCTTGAGTCAGCACTCGGACTCATCATTAAGCCCAAATCGTAAAAGACGGCGCTGTTTATTCGTTGGTTTTGACTTGGGTATATGACTAGAATGTAAACTATCTATCCATCTATCCCCATCATAGGCTCTCCAACGCAACCCATGTTTTTCTATCACCTTTCTACACAAAACACATGGCATAGAAGTTCCATCCCCGTAACTCGTGTCTCTCTGAATGACGAGCGTTCCAAACTTTCGTCTTACCCATGCAGTAAATTTATGTATTCGATTCCCTCGTTTCAAACATTCGTGTTTGAGTGCTTTTATCATTTTTCGCTCGGCGCAACATATGCAATCACTTTCGAAATGCACGAAAATGGCGCGTCGTGTACGTCGTAACAGTCGGATATCTCGGCATTTTTATCTGAGTATCATTCGACTCTCTTTTTTAATAGAGTTACAATTGTCACATACATGACCTTCGAATACAAACGAACATGTGTCACACTCATTAAGTACTCGTATGTTCCTTTGTACAAGCTTATTTTCTGAATACAGAACAAGATCCCGTATTGTATATATACCGTACATTACCATAGTTTCTAAAGACGGAAACTTCATCTATTTACCAAAACAGCCGCAACCTTTAGTTACCTTTAGCATCACCGAGAAGCTATCGATCATTGGCGGAACCATCTTTTTGAGAACGATCTCAATTTCAGAATCTTCTTCGCCTTCATCGATTTCTTCTATGATGGAATAAATAAGGTCAATCACGAGTTCCTTTTTGTCTGGTCCACTGAGGGTCTTGATCTTGTTGACTTCCATCATGAGTGTAGACACGATACCACAGATGTTTTCCTTGTTGATACCGGTTCTCTTGTATCGGTTGGCGAGGGTCTTCACTCGTTGAATCACGAGCTGGCCTTCTTTCGATGTGTCATCATATCCAGCGAGGACGTTTTCTGGGGTGCTCATTATGTCCTTAATATAGAATTAATTTCTTTAATAATTGTAATGGATACAGATACCCTTTTGTTTGCGACCGCTGTATCTTTAGGTATGTATCAGATTATGTACGAAATAAACGATGTGTACAAGAGAAAGGATTTATCTGACCTTGACCCACAATACATCACAGTAGGAGTTTTAGCTGGTCTTTTGTGGTCGCTGTATCAATACAGGAAAGGTTCAAACTATTATTCGATGTATTCTCTTCTTGGTGCGTCGATAGGTCTATACACCCTGTACCGGATTTACAAAGAGCGGGAAGAGGAGGAAAAACAGTTTCCCTGACTATCATACCTGTGAATTCTAATAATTTACACTTTTCTTCGAACGTTAATCTTCCTGTCTTCTGAAACACATAAGACAGGAGCATTAATATGATGTATATCGATTGTACTACGTGCATCTACTTCTTGCACACTTTTTTAAGTAGCTGTTTGCCCTCATTGGATACATTATCCATGTATCTCGCATAAAATTGAATTGGTGTGCGCTGCATGCCATCCAAATATAGAATCATTAACGTTTCTGATTTTTTAAATCTCTCGAGCGCGTCATAGTGTTTTGCACACCACAGTTTTAACTTGTCTATGTGGGGCTGAGACCGAGCGACTATCTCTTCTCTCGCTTTTCTGCCAGCTGCCCACTGTATTTTATATTCTATATACTCATCGATATCTAAAAAATCACCCGCAGTTTTTTCTTTCGGTGTTACGACTGTGTCTGCGGCGATGGCGTCGACGAGGATTTTTTTCAATTTGTCAAGTTCAAACTTTTTTACATAAAACTCCTCTGTGCCTTCTATCGCACCAGAACGTTTAGCTTCGAGTGCCCCTGTTGTTGCTAGTATCGCACCACCTATACAACTAAAACAGCACAATATCAGAATGGTTAATACAAATTTTTGTCTGCTTTCCATCTGTAATGTACTGATATTAATTTTCTCCAAATATAATATAAAATGTT